AATACAGCCAGAACGAGTTCGTGTCCAAGGAGTTCGTGCAGGAGAACCTGGACGGGCTCACCGATGTGGCCAGGGAACAGGCAAGGATCGACACGGAGAAGTTCCGTGCCATGGCCCTGGCGAAACTACTTCAGGGTTTGGAACAGGGAGTGATCCCCGATTCGGCCCTGGTGGAGATTGCCCGTGCCCGATTGCAGGGTGCGGAACTGTTCGACCTGTTTGAGCAGTGGGTAGTGAAACCACAGGAGGAACAGATGAACCAGATGCTTCCGTCGATGGCCGGACCTGGTCTCCAACCAGGAGCCCCGATGGGTCCAGGTGGTCCAGGTGGTCCAGGTGGTCCGCCACAACTGGGGCCTGGTCCACCGCAACCACCGGAAGGGTCGAACCTCCTCGCCCGCATGGGCGTACCGGCAGGTCCGGGCGGAATGATTGGGGCAGAAGTCCGTGGCTGATCCCACCTCTCTTGACAAGACACCGACTCAGAATATGTCGCTCAATAAACCAGAGGGCGGCACCTACGGTGAGAAGGCTGAAGTTGAGCGGCTGAAGAAAGAGTTGCCGTCCAGTGGGGGCCCTATGGGTCCTGGTGGACCTCAGCAGGCACCCGAACCCGAACGTGCGGTGGCAACACCGAACAAGCCGACTTCTGGGATGCCCCCCGTCACGGGTGGTGGCCCTTCTGGGCTGCCGGACGTGTTGACGCATCCCGGGGGGACACAGGGAGGACCGGTGGCTCCCCAACCCCAGATGGCCCAGGGCGCAGGCCCAGCGGACATTTCCCAGGCCAGGCTTGCTCTCCTGGATTCTCTGTCAAGCAGCCAGGATGTTTCTAAGGAAACAAGAGAATGGGCAAAGATCGTCCTGGAGATGATGGTAGATGCCTCACAGTCCTGAACACGTTGTTGAAGACCCGGCGGTAGTAGACCCGGGAGTAACGGCCCCCCAGCAAGACCGGGAAACTCTCCTAGAGACCTTTGGCCGCAACCCCCTGGAGGGGTTGGGCGCAACGGCTGGCATGTTCATGCCGAACTGGATAACTGGCAGCAGGCCAGAAACCGGCCTGTCCCTGTCCGACTCTCTCCGGGGAATGATTGAGTTCACCCCCGTTGTGGGCGACGTGATGGACTTGCGGGAGGGCATGAACTTTGAGAACGACATGGACCCGTTGGAGCGGGGTTTGGCTTTCTTCGCTGGGGCTGGTCTCTTTGGTGGTGCAGCGGCCACCATCAGCATGGGGGCTCAGTCTCACATGCGGAATCGTTACCACCAGCAGGCCGAAGAAGCCTATGAACGGTTAGCGGCAACATACCGAACACCCACTGCGGGTATGGCACCAGCGGTGGTTTCGGATCGCCCAACGATTGACATGAAGAACAAGGTCACCCTGGACACCCTGCGGGAAAGCGTGGATCAGGTCCGGGCGAGGTTGGTGGCGGCACAAGCCACTACGGGTATTGAGCAGGAGAAGTTGGCTTTCACCCGGGGCGACATCTCAGCCCCCCGCCATGTAGGGGTGGCTACCGCCCGTTCGACGGAACAACTCATTGACGCCCTTTTCGACTCACCCAAGACGCAGGCGGCGACCCTTGGCTCAGTCACCGGGAATGAGGTGTGGGGCCAGACACCGGGCTTGGGCGGTGGTGGCCCCCGTGCGACCTTCGCTGCGTTCCTGGTTGAGTTGGGGACCCTGATGATCAACACCGGGCTGTACGAGTCAGTTGACGGTCAGGTCACAACTCACACAGGGCAGATGTTCGCTGAGTCTCTCACGGACTGGTCTATGGATTTGGACCCGGACATCTTCGGGGGGGCCACCCATGCACTGGCTATATACACCCAGGCCAAAGACGCCGGGCTGATACACGGTGACGCAATGACCAAACTCTCAGAGAGTTTTGAGGATGGTTCCTTGTTCAGGTATGCGGTCGATTCAGGCCAGGGTACGTCGGACTTGGCGTTGTTCGTTTCGCAACTGGGCGACCTGGCTCAGATCGTGATGCGCCATGGCGGCCCGGACCTGACCCTGACACCGAACATGAAATGGAACTCGTTTTACTCCACACCTGACGGTCGCCTTTTGGGGACAATGAACATCCACGTTACGCAAAACAGTCGGTATGTGGACCCGGAGAACGGAGTGATCCTGGACCCGGAGGGGATGGAACGCCAGTTGTGGAGCATGGACTACAACACCCTGGTTTCCCATTTCGTTCGCTCCATGATGGCGATAGAAGACGGCGTTACCTCTATTGCGGTGTCGGAGGTTCACCGTGAGAGAGCGAAGGAGTGGTACCCGCAGTTCCACAAACTGATCGAAGTGGTTGCTGAAAGGTACGGGTTGAGGAAATACCAGGTGGGGGCGATTGTTTCTGCGTTGTCTCCACGGGCGGCTTGGGACCCAGACAACGTGAACTGGGCGATCCTGGGGGCCTTGGAAACCAAACACGGATCTCTCAAGTCTCACACCGGGGAGAACATCCCCCCAGGCATTCTTGAGGAACTAAACGAAGTCAGGACTTTGGCGGGGTTCCCCCCGGTGACTTCTTTCAAGAGTTTCGGCTCTGCGCTGGGTACCGGGCAAGCGAAGGTGTCTCAGATCCTCGCTGGGATGAACCCGGTGGAAGCGTTGCGGATGCTCAAGACGATGTCGTTCATGCACAACGGATTGTTCCCGGAAGGAACCCCAGAAAACAGTGCGCTTGGTCGGGCGGTCATCACCGCCGATACGCACGCCTTCAGGGCCATCACCGGGTTCTACCACAGTGCGGAAGCACCCTGGATGAAGGCCACCCAGGTGGTGCCGAAGACCAACTGGTTGACTGGCCTGCCCGGTTGGCGGTCGGTTATCGGGGAAGACCTGGTGGCCCGCCTTGACGACATTGGAGAGATTGACGACGACTTGGCGATCATGGGGGGGTCGGTGCCATCAGGCGCATCGGTCCCAATGTTCGCAGCGGAAAGAATGTACGACGCCATCGTCAGAGCGCACGTCATCACCGGGGAACTAATGGGGATCAGCGCAGTGGAAGCCCAGGCCAGGATTTGGCAACCGGTCATGGAAGCGTCCTCATCCCTGAGAGGGGACCGGACAGTTGTATGGCACGACGGGGTTCTTCAAGAGTTGGAAGGCCGTAGCCCGACATCACCGTCGATCACCGATTCGTTGGCTCTCCTAGACAGTGCGTTGATAGACCCCATGTCCGGGCATTTGGACGTATTCACGGTCGCTGACACCCACGCCTTTGAGCCTGGGGTGGGGATCCTGGTCGCTAGTGGTCCTTCAGGGCTCCGCATTTACGCAGACCCAACGGTTGACGGGATCGTAGACCAACTGAGGACAGCGAGACCTATCCCCGCCCGACCGAAACTGTTCACCGGGAAGAAAGAGGGTTTGACCCTGGACGCAAGGTCAAAGCCCCGGCCCACGAAACTGGACCCGGTGCGCTTTATCCCTCGTATTTCCAGGAGGGCAGACCTGGCGGTTGTCCAGGAAGCCTCCCTGTCCACGTCGCCAGCGAGCGAGTTCCGAACCGTGACCGACCCTTCTAGTCGGCCAGGGGTACCAGACGTTCATTCCCCCGGCAACTACATCGTGGTTGAAGTCGCCCAGGGCGACACGACCGCTGTCCGGGAAGTGCTGAGTACCAACAGTTTCCCCTTGGATGTTACGGAAGCCCCCATAACCCACACGGCGGGGCACCACCGGTCGTCAGCAAAACTTACTGAGGCGGAAGCATCAACAGCGTTTCACAGGCGGGCGTCTGAGAACCCGTTGAACACTCAGAACTGGGCGGTGATCCCCGACGACCGTCGTCTGGTAAACCGGTTGAAGCGAAACAACTTCTCCCCCATACCCACCTATGTGAGGGACGGAGAGGCGGGGGAAACCCGACGGGTCCACTTGGTGTTTGGTCTGACTGCCCAATCTGAGTTCATGGCAAACGCTGGGACTTTCTGGACGCAGGACGGCCATCACGCAGACGGCATGTTCACCCCCGTTACTACAGACGGGGTGTCCATGAAGTCCGGTGGGGACGGGACACTCTTTCAGATAACAGGAGACCCTGGATCAACAGACTTCTCCATGGAGTTCGCAGCAGACGAGACCACGCCGGTTGCTGGGGGCCCCAGGCGTGCGGAGGCATCATCCCCGACGAAGCGAACCCAACTAATCGTTGAACTGGGATCCATTCCCGATCCAGCGATGGTTCTGAGGCTTTGGGAGAATCTTGACAGGGCCCCGTCAACAGTAAGCCTTTCCGGGTATTTCCACGGCGGGTTGTACGCCGACACGACAGGGAAAACGACCGGCCACGCCATGACGCAGGTCGGAGAGTATTCGTTCACGAACGGTAACGAACGAATGACGCAACGGGCCCAGCACAGCGAACACCTGGTGGAAGACGAGAACTACTACACGACATGGGTTCCGACATCTGAAGCACAACGGTTGGATCTGACTCACGGAACCTTCCCGTCGAAATCAACCCGGCACAATGCAACGGTTGAACGCAAGTCCGACAATGCGGTTGTTCTGGATGGGGAAACAACAATCATTGGTGCCGGGGAGAACCTGGATATCAACACGGAGAAACTGTTGACCTCCAAGGTGGACGGGGAATCCATCAGGGCCCTGGCCGTGACCAAGGACCCGACCACCGGTCAGCCAGCGATCCTGATGGCGGTGTCAGAGGACGCCCTGCGGGCCAGCGAGTTTTGGCCGGGGTTCCGTCTGGCGGCAATCTTCAAGGTGGGGGCCCGTGGGTCCATCACAGGGATAACCAACGATGCCCTGGCTGTTCCTTCGACAATGGAAACAACTCTGGGATACCCGGGACCCCTGGCCGTCGACCGGGCAGTAAGCCGGGAAATAGCGACCGTGAGCGACGTGGCGACCGAAGCGGGCCAAGGGGGCAGTGGCACGCCGGTAGCACAAGAAACACTGAAGTTGGAACCGACCGACATTCACGACCCCCTGCACGCTGCTGAAATCAACGATGTGTTCGCTGCGGTCGAACTGCTGCTCCGGTACGGGGCCACACCGGGAGCGATACGTCAATCTCTGCGGAATCACCCGCTGGGAGCGTCAATCAGCGGACACATTTCCCCCACCGGGCCCCTGTTGGCTCTCCAAAGGGGCCTGGCCGGACAGGACATTTCCTATCGGGACTGGCACGACGAGAAAGCGGACCTAGACAAGACCGTCCTGGAGTATTACAACACCGGAGACCCAACAGTGTTGGAGTCCTGGCTGATCGACGCCACCGGCAAGAATAGTAGGATGACGGGGGACGAGGGCGGGGCCACAGCCATCACCGCCAAGGGCAATACCCTAGACAAGAAGTTGCAGAAGGTTTACAAGGAAACCGCCCGGACACTGATCGGGGACTACTCCCTGGTTGAAGGTCTCCCCGTCAACATCTTGGCCGGGTATCGGATGCCGAACCAGGAGGTCCACCACAAACTGGTGATGGATATTTTGGGGCTGATAGGGGCGTTGAACGAACGTCCCGGTCATGTCGTGCCAGCGAACGCTATGCGAGATTTGCCGGGGGTTAGTTGGTTTCGTGAACGCCACGGGGGAGTGATGTTCCCTGGTGTTGTGGCGCTTCTGGGTTCCATACAGGTCGGTGCAAGAAACTCAGCGGCGGTAAACCGTGGGAACACCTTGGGGTCGTTCATTCAGCCGGAATACTCCTCAAAGGTCACTGGTCGGGGGCTGAACCACATGATGGACGAGGACGGGAACCTGGTTTCTGGGACTGGGATCAGTGTTGACGTTTCAGCGACCCGGTACCAGGGCGATCCTGAGTGGCACACCAGGTACCTGAGGCTCAGCCACGACACCGTTATCGCCTCAAAGATTGCCTTGCGGCATGCGAAAATGTCAGAACAGGTAAGCGATATCGGAAGTTCCATGACCGCCATACATGAGTTCGGCCACGCCGTCCACCACGCCATCATAGAAACCGGTATTGGTCATGTGTATCGGGAACAACTGGCCCAGGTCATCGCCCGACACGGTGGTGTCGGAGAAGTCCGCCGCCAGTTGGGTAGGTACGCCGCAGGGACCTGGGTTGAAACGATTTCCGAATCGTTCGACTTGGTGATGATCATGGGCCCGGACGCCCCACCAATGGCTATCGAAATCGTGGACATGGCCTGGGATCTGCTGTACCAGTCCGATGCGGGTATCGCCCTGATCGGGAAAACGACCACGGTGGCGGAGGCCGGGTTTGGACACCCTTGGGGTGGGCCTACGGAGATCGGGTTCTGGGACACCGCAATGAGCCAGTGGGAGCACGACGCCATGACATCGCAGAGGGCGGTTGCGCTAACGGGTGCGGACCCGGCGAAGGCAATCCCCCCGCCGAAATATGAGGGCGGCATGCTCCCATGGTTGAACTACCTGACGAAAGAGTCGGGGCTGGGTAAGACCGGTCGCCGTAGGGGTAAAGTTGTATGGTCGAAAGAAGACCTAAAGGCGTTGCCTGATGCGTAGTTACGGAGATGTTGGAGGGCTCTGTCGCCTGTGCAAGTATTGGAAGCCCGGCTTAGGGAATCCACAAGGGACGCAGACCTGCGACGCTTTCCCTGACGGGATACCAGATCAGATTTTCTCCGGGGCAGAAATGCACTTTGATCCCGTGCGGGGAGACAAGGGGGTCGTTTTCGCCCCCGATGATGATGTGACACCGGAGATGGTGAGGGACTTTATGGGTATGAGCAAAGGGTTGGAGGTGTCGGAAGAATGAGTTTGGAACAGATCGACCGCAACTTGACAACCCTGCGTCATATCGACGGGTCTTGGAACATGCCCCAGATGCCAGAGCAAGTGATGTTGGATTTGGCGATCTTGCCGGGGATGAAGTCAGAGAATCTGGAATCGCTTCTCTACGGGGCCGCTAACGAAATCGCAGCACCCCCCACGCCGTCGCCTATCCGCTTGCCGCCCAGCCTGGATGCACAGCAGATAGACGTTCCACAGATCGACCCGGCCCAACCGGGCGGGGGGGAATCATCGGCCAGGTTCTTGACCAGGTGGATGAGTGCTATCCAGGGTGGGGACAGGCCCCTGGAGGTGTCTGAGACCAACAACCAGGCGGTGTTTGACTGGAAGCGTCGTGCTGTCCAGGACGGGTACATCGAAATGGATGACGCAGAGTTGACGGACCCCCGTTGGAGGCCTGAATACAACAGCATCAACTATGACATGACCCGGGACCGGATGGAGCGGGACTTTATGGGGGGAGAGGAAGGGGCCCTGTCTATCCGGGAGACAGGAAACATTTTTGACGATTGGCTGTCACCTTCTGGTTTGGCGAGGGCCGCTATAGAAGCGGACCTGGCCTGGGACTACGGCGAGATAAAAGATGAGTTCATGGACTGGCCTAGCAAGGCCCGCAAATGGTGGAGTGACGTTTCTTCCGTACCAAGTCCTGGCGGCGCTGGACCAATAGATGTGGCCAAGTCCACCATGGATATGGTTACCGGGCCACTAGACGAGGCTTTGGTCCCGGCCCTGAACTGGTTCCTGATCCTGTCCGGGGTGGGGAACACCTTCCTCAGCGTGAAGGGCCTGTCGCTGGGGGCAGCGTCGGTCACGGGCACCAAGTTGGCCACGGGGATGGAGGCGACACGTCGGGCCAAGGGCATCGGGCCGATAGCGAGAGCGTTGACTCCGGCGCAACGATTTGAGACAGGGTTCGCTGGCCAGGCGGGTGCTGCTGGCACCCGGCTCACGAACTTCGGCAGGCCTTCCGGCCTGTCCAACTACCTGGTTGGAGGCATCGGGGGGCAATACACCGGCAATGTTGTTGGTCGTGGAGCGGCAGCGGTCGGCCAGGCCATGCCAGGTGTGGCTGTCTCCGGTACAAGCAGCCTGGCTGAACAGGCCGTCTGGATGGGTTCCAAGATGCAGCAGTGGAGAAACCTCCGTGCTGTTCAGGCCGGAAAGGTCGGTTTCCAGAACGTATGGAAGACCGGTCTGGGTTTGCGAGGCATCGAAGCGGTGCGCCCAGGCGACAGGGAAGACAGGGGCGACGGTGGGTTTGCCCTGGAAGATGTCGGGATTGTCTCTGAACTGAGAGACAAGTACCTGTACCCCACCAGCATGACGAACATCGCCGGGGATCTGGTGTTCGATCTGATGTTCACCCCGTACACCCTGTTTGAGCCGGGAACAATCAAGTCGGTCATGCGGGGGGCGGGGATGATCAAGAACCGGTCCCTGCACGCCACCGCCCGGGTTCTCCCGTCGGTGAGGAAGCACTTGGCCGCTAAGGGGCACTTGGGGAGTCGGGCAATAGCCACATTCCATGACGCTTCTTTGGATTTCCTTCGGCGCACCGACCCTGACTTGGCTGCTGAATACGACAAGATGGCCCAGGCGGAAGGCCCCGGGGCGGCACTGTCCAAGGTCTTCTTCAACGGTTCCGACGACGACTTCGGGGGCGCTTACGTTCACGCTCTGTATTCGATTGGGATAGAGCATGCCGCCCGCCAGACGGCGAACCTACTTGGCGGGGTAAAGGAGAACTACTCAAGGAACCCGATTTACAACACGGTGAAAGCCTTCTTGGAGGGGCAGACAAGGTACTTGGACCCGCACGATATGTACGGGAACCTGGCTGAAATAGCCTCCCAGGTCGAAATCGGGGGGGCGGTGGGGCAGGCCGCTAAGGCCTTGGACGATGACACAATCATTCAGAATGAACTAGCAAAGTTGGTGGATCAGTTCTTGGAGACCTCCGCTGAAGCGTCGGCCCGGGGAGGGAACGTCGTGGACGGGCATGTTCGCCTGATTCGCCAGTCGGATCCCAACAGTTTGGACTACCACCATTGGAGGCCATTACGCCACGGCGAGGTACCTGACGTTGACGCCCGAATAACGGATTTGGACTTGGAGGAGTATGCGTCATTCCATGGCCGTCCCTTGGACGAGGTCAAAGACTTCTTCAACAACCCTGAGCCCGGTATCCCCGGTGGTCTTCGGGTTGACCTGTCCCCGTCGTTTGAGGGTAGGCATCGGGTGCATTCGTGGGGCGAAGTCCAGGCAGGCACGGCCCGACGGTGGGATTCGGCCAAGTCACGGTGGATGTGGGATACGGAAATCATTGCTCCGGGGGATGAACTTATCCCTAAGGATCGTGTGGGCACGCTGAAGGGCGTAGTCCACAACCACAACGCCAAGCGTGACGGGACGATTGCCGACCTAATCAACAACCTTGAGTCTGGCAACCCGAACCTGGCACCGGGACTCCACGACATGATCCCGCACACCGGTAATATCCCTGCTCGCACCGGGGGGGCGAAGGGGTACAGCCCAACAGTGCCCGCCCTGCACAACGCTTTGACGGACGACTTCCTGGAACGGTTCTCCCATTGGAACGAGTATGTGGCCGCATCGGACCAGTTGGGGGAGGAAATCTCACGAATGGGGATGGATAAGGCCCAATACCTGAAGGCCCTGTCTCACGGCAACCGACGGTTGGGCTTGTTCCCGTTCGCTAAAGATGACCCGCTGCGTCCCCGCCCCTACGCCGGGCACCTGTTTGGTGAAAGTGCCGGTGACTATTCCTACATTGAGTGGATCAACCAGGGGATGTACAGCCCGTTGGTTCGGGCTTTGGATCAGAGCAAGGGCCGGTACCACTTGGCCCGAATGGGGACTGTCACAAAGCAGGAAGCGATTGAGTTCACTGCCCAGATCAAGTACCGCTACGACATGCTACGGACCATCCGCCGCTTCAAGACTTGGGGTTTGATTGGCGCTGTTGACGAAGCCGTTGCGGAAGTGGTGCAGAACGCTGGCGGTAAACTTGGCCAAAGGGCCGCAGCGAACTTCATCAAGCAGGCCATGGCCGACGAGGCTGCTGCCGGAGAACGGGTCCTTTCCAGGGCTTTCGGAGGAAAAACCCAAGGCAAGTTCAGTCAACTGGCTGAAGCGGTCATGTCCTTGGGGGATGACAGCCCACTGAACATGCAGGGGTTGGAAGACCTTCTGGTGGAGGAACTGACCTCGTTCGCCAACTCACCTGAATGGGTGGCTCGTTTCGGGTTGAAAGAGTTGGCCGATGCTGGTCACGATGCGGTGGAAACCGCTCGCAAGCGGTCCAAACAGTTGACGAAGGAATCAAACTGGATGGCTGCTGAGATAGATCCCAGAACTTTGGACGCCCCATTTGTGCAGTCCATGGCGGACAAGGGGTACAAGGTCGTCCATGGGGTGTCGTTCACCGATCCCCGCAAGTTGGGGAACCTGATGCCAGAACTGGGGCTGCACCAGTCGCATCTCACCAGCAAGTTGACGTTGGGGTTGAGCCGTCAGAACCCTTACTGGTTGAGCAACCTTCGGATGAGAACAACGAAATCGACCCTGGCGGGGGCCTTGGCCTCCCACGCCTCCATGGTCCCGGCACCTACCCTGCCGGTCTACAAGGGGCAGCAGAGGGTGAAGACCGCTGCTGGGATCAGGGACGAGTTCGCTTCAGGGGACCCGAACAGTAACGGTGTGCGGCAGATCATCGACAACTTGCAGCGCATGGTTGACGAGATCAACCAGCAGAATCAGATCGCCTTGGATGCGGTGGAGTTGGGCTTTGAGACCGGCCCGTCCAAGATAGGTACCAGGTTGAAGGCTTCTCGTACACCCTATTCGGTGCCTGATTTGGGGGCCCGCCGGTACAGCGAGATGAAAAAGAGAATCATGGCGTTGGATTATTCGGAGGAGGAGTTCCACGCCATCTGGGAGGGGTTGAAGAAGGCCCGGAAACTCCAGGACGGGCTGTGGGTTCGTGGGCTGGCCCACTTGGAGGACCACTTGCGGTCCAGGCCGAACCTGTTGGACATGACTATGACCCTGGGGAAGCACCGGGCGGGCGATTTCATGCGGAACGAAGGCGACGGGGTCAAGGGCCTGTTCACGTTGTTCCGTACTTTGCCGGAGAACATGAAACGGTTCGCTACCGAATCCGGTTATCGGAGAGGGTTTGGACGCACCTACGGTGCCCGGGCAGGAACCTGGATGGGTACCTGGTTGCCTGCGACGGGTGCAACGGCGATGGCATCCGAACAACACCCTGACGCAGCGGGTTTCAATGCTGGCCCACTGAGAGTAACTCCAAGGTGGGGCGTCTTGGCGGGTGTCCCGGCAGCCTTGATGGGGAACGCTGCCTCCAAGGTTTTGGCCCGCAGGTTGGCGGGCTTGACCCCAGAGGTTTCTCGCTGGGCTTCAGTTGGCGATACGACCTCTGGCGTTGGTACCGACATCGCCCGGTTGCGTGACAAACCGGCCATGGGGCTTGGAGGGGCTGGGGTCGGCGGTGGCCTTGGTGCTGGTGCTGGTGCCTACCAGGAAGGTGTGTATGAGGAGGGCGGTGTCAGCGGTGCGTTGAAAGGCGCTGCGGCGTGGGGTACCGCTGGAGCCATCGGCGGGGGTCTGGTCAGGGGTAAGGCCTGGGAGGCTTTGCCGTTCAGGAACCCACAGGCTTTGTTCAGCCAGACCGATTGGCAAAAGTATGCGTACATGGGTGACGCCTATGTGAACATGCGTGACTACCTGCGGTTCTCGCTGTCACCAATCTTCGACATGAGCCGTTACGCAGAGGCCCTAACCCTGTCGCAGGTTGTTGGCAGTGATGTGGCCAAGGGTATGAAACTGAACCAGTCACCAACGTCGTTCCGGCGGGCCTTAGCGAAGGGGTACCGCCAGAGAGGCATGGACTTAGATTCCGCCAGCAAGGCGGCTAATGACGAATGGACCCGTGTCCGAAACTCATTTATGAAGCAGGCGAAGGGCCGGGGGGACTTCGATTGGGAAAACATCGACAACATGAGCCGCTGGTTCACATCAGTGGGAATCATGGGGTTCTCTCCGCAGTCGTGGATGTCGTCCACCTACGGCCAGTTGCTACAGACCGGAGTGAACCCCGACGACGCCTACGACGCTGCACGAAGCATTTACACCTACGGCCTGACTGGCCGTTCAGCGGCGGAACAGTCCGTCAACATGGTGTTCTTCCCGTTCTCGTTTATGAAGAAGACCGTGGGGCACTTTGCCGATTACATGACGGAGGACTACAGCCGTGCGGTGATCCTGCACGACATGATGAAGACTTACGAAATGATGGACGAGAAGTACGACCTCCATGAGAAGTACGAGGCCTACCTGCCGATCCTGGGGAAGATGCGCCGGTCGAACCTGTTCGCATATGGCCTGTCGTTGGGCGAGTTTGGCGGACCCAACGCACCATTCATACGGACCCTGCACCACGCACCGTTTATCGGCCAGGCAGCAGAAGCCGCCGTCGGCGGGATGGCGAAACAGTTCGGTGCCTCTGATGAGACCGCTGAGAACCTGATGGTGAGCCCGTTGGTGTCGGCTCTGATGCCGAACGCTGTGAGCATCAAGGACGCCGACGACATGAACTCCATCCAATACAACGTGAAGCGGATGTTCCCGCTGTGGGCGGACTTCGGTCACCTGGTCGGGGATTTCTTTGAGCAGGCGGAGGTTATTACCAGCCCGCATCATGTGACCAAACGTGAGCAGAACGAGCGGGCTTGGGACGAATGGAACGCTGCCAGGGACGGGGCCAGAGCCCAACTTCACGGCATGGGTCTTCCTTATTCCGCTGTCTACAGGACGAGCAACCCGTACTTTGTGGACTTGAAGAACTGGTTGGATGGGGAGAAGGCGAGACTGCTGGCGGAGTACCCGTCGTGGGGGGCGGAGATGGTGTATTCGGCTGCCAGCGCCAACGAGTTGAAAGTCCGAGAGGAGTTTTCAGTTCAGGATGTCGACAAGAATGCGGTCGTTCCGTTTATAAACTGGCTGGCCGCAGAGCGTAAGGCTCTGGGGGATGCTATTCCTGGGTCTTTGACGGACATTGACTTCGCACCACCCGAACACCATGAGAAGGTTCGGGAGGCCGCCCTCTACGCTGTGGGTGTCGACCCGGACTTCCTGGCGATCTATAATCGCATCTGGGCCAGGGACTATGGCCCCATCAGCGCAGAGGTCCGATAAATGAGTACTACTACCACTACTCCTCCCCCCACTACCACTTGGGATGGCCCCAAGATAACCGACTACTCCGCCCTAGACACCGTTGGCGGCCAGTCGAACCCTTGGGCGTTCGATCCGGGGATCTTCTACAAGTATTCGTCCATGGTGTACCCGGTCCACCCAACCAATGTTCCTGGTGCTGAAGGCCTACTGGAAGCAAACGAGCAGCAGTACGACTACATGGTGCAAATGGCGACCAGCATCATCGCCACGATGCAGGACCGGGGCGAAGACCTCCCAGATTGGTACACCGCTTATGCGGCGGGATCGGGAGCCGACATTTTCGGTTACATCCCCAGTGGCCTCTCCCTTGACGACAAGAAAGTCTTCTTCGCCGCACCGGCAGCCAACGTGCTGCCCTTCATGGCCTGGTGGTCCGGGGCCAAAGACAATGATCTTTGGACACCGACCCTGGCGTCTGCCGCCAACAGGATGGCGTCGGAGACCGGCACTGCACTGAACTACATTGAAGTTGGTGCGCCTGGGCAGCGGGACCACCGGATCTTCGACTACGACAATGTGTTGAGACTGATCACAAAGTACGGTGTCGATTTCTTGGACCTGAGCGGGCCGCACGGCACGGGCCTGTTGGAAACAGCAGCCACCCAGGGCATGCAGTTGGATCCCCTGTTTGACATTGCTACGTCAGCGTTGGAACGCCACCGGGACACCCGGGTCGTGTCCACGGACCAGGGAACAAATCTTGCGGAGGAGAGGACGGTTCTCCAGGGTGCTGTCAGGGCGTATGCGGGTCACATTGAACGGGGGTATAACCATGTGCAGGCCAAGATTTTCACGTTCGGTGGGCAGCAACTAGGTAACCGTGTGATGGGGATTGGCGACGGCACCGCCGAATCGGACCTGACCGGTGAGGAGATGGGTCAGATCATTTCGATTCTGGGCCCGAACTGGCAGCAGGAACTTGCCGGGATGGATGCTTTCGACGCCCAGGACCAGATCGGATCTTTCAGGTTCGCTGGCTACATGGATGACTTGGCCTCTAGGGGCCCGGTGGAGGTCCAGGGGGACGCTATGAGGGGGGCAGTGAGGACACTGGCCCAGGGTTGGCGGTTGCAGCCTCTCAGCGACAATGAACTAGACAACATGGTTACGGAGTTCGGGGCGAAACTTCGTGCGTCCCGGTCGATGCCTCCCGTGTGGGACAACGGGTCCTCTGCGCCTGGGGCGACGGGGGTCACTGAGGTCCCCAACATGAACGTGGAAGCCTTGGGGGCGGTCAGAGGTACCGGCGATTATCAGCGCCTGTACGGCAACAAGCCCACTGATATGGGCGAGGAGGAGTGGATCGGTCGTTTCGCTGGTGCCAGCCAGTCTTTGACTGGCATGGAGAGCCGCATGGCGACTGAGACCGGGATGGAAACAGGAGACTTGACACGGACTCGTCAAGTCGCTTTGACAGATGAGTCGTCCAGGGGCGGTGCTTGGTACCGTCGTATGGCCGCTTGGCGAAAGGCGTTTCAGTAATGACAATGGAGTTGTCAGCGTTGTCGGGGTTGCAAATCAACGGGTTGTCGTCTGATGAGATGACCCAGTTTGCTGTCGCTGTCCTGGAGGGCTTGAACGCCCCGGTGACTGAGGGCAACATGATGATCCTGGTCACTTGGATGATGGAGGAGAACCCGGTGGGCCGGGTGGACGGGCCCAGGTTCAACCCGTTCAACACCACAAAACTGGCAGGGGAAATCAGGGATTACAGGGGGCAAGACCTTTCCCCGGCGGAGATTCAGACCAAACGAGAGGAAGCCAGCCTGGCGGCTGGCATGACCATCATCAACGACCACGGGGTGATGTCGTACCGGGACTGGGACCAGGGGGTGGACGCAACCGTAAGGACCCTCAGGGACAAAATGGGTGCTGAGGACGTTAACGCCCTATGGCAGCACCTGATCAGCGAGGGCGGGTCCAACTTGGCCAGCATCGCTGCCGACCCCGGCGTCGCAAGCATGTTTGAGACCTGGAGTACCGGTGGCTATAGCGGGCTTGGTGACCCGACAAGATTCACCGACCATGGCGAGGGGGGTGTTCTGACCGCTGTCACCAAGCGCCTGGGTGCGTTGGGCATAGCGACCTCAGAAACGACCTCAGAAACAGGCGCCTCCGACGAGGTCACTGCACAAATCGAAAGCCTTGGAACGTCCGAAGGGATGTTCTTCCAGATAAAGGAACCCGGGGACGCCCCTGGGCACCTCACCGCTTACCAACCCACCCCGGACACTTTCTATTACGCCCTTCCGATTTTCACGGATGACCCGATTGCTGTCGGGGAAAATGTCGCAGTTGTTTGGCAGATTGACGGGCTACCTACCGGTGCGACCGCCAGCCCGATGGATCGGGACACCTGGGATCAGGCCGTTTCAGGTAACGAGAACTGGCTACAAACCGGAGAAATCATTCCGGTCAACAAGGTCAGGTTCAACGACCAAGGTTTCTTCCTCACACCAGACGACGATGCGTTGCCGATCAACGAGGTCATCCATCAACTGGTGACCGAAGCGTTCCTGGCCGGTACTGCCGCCCTTGAGGACTCTGGCGTCCAGCAGGTCATTGCCCGGGTCATCGCCAACCCGACGTTGTTGGAGGCGATGGAATACGTCAAGTTGCAGATCCAGGCAACTGACTGGGGGCAGTCAAGAACAAACCTGGTTGCAAACTGGCAGGCTTCTACCCAGGCCGAACGTCGGGCCATGGAACAGCGGGTCTTGGAAGATTCCCAGAGCGGTCTTTACAAGCAGTTCCAGCATTACACCAGCACGTTTGATCGCCCCGCTACCACCCTGGTTGTCGGTGGGTACACCCTGCTGGAGTGGGCGGGAAGGATCGCCCGGGGTGAGGCCTCCCATTGGGATGTCGGTGACGCCATCAAACAGTATGCGGGGGACATGCCAGGTGGGGTCAATAACGCCTGGAAGATCCACGTTCACGACACCGCAGTGGCCGCTGGAGCGTATGAATCGCAGCGTGATGCGAAGGTCCAGCAGTTGCAGGAGGCTTACTCCAAGTGGGGGCTAGACCCAGCGTTGCATTCTTGGGATGTGCAGGACTTGGCTACGCAACTGATGTCGAACGAGATTTCCATGGTGGAGGTGATGGACGACATTCGGGCTACGGCTTCATCGAAGTTCCCTGGGAAACCGGACCTGCTGAGTACCACGGAGTACGCCACCCCTTGGGTGAACATTCATAACAGCGAGATGGAATCCCCAATAAATGCGGCTCACCCGTTAGGCAATGAGGATCTGATGACGGCTTTGACTTCGGGGGAGTCCCCGACCGAATACAGGACGAGGCTGCGTGGGAAACCAGAGTGGCAGTCGTCTAAGCGGGCCAAGGTGCTTACTGCTGATGTGATGAAGAACATGGAAAGCACTTTCGGGTTCGGTGGCGGTACGAGGAGGATTACCTAATGGCCACATGGGTGAATGAGGACGGGAAGACGGTGACGTTCGCTGCGATCTATGCGGGGCAGGTCCACCCTGATCCGAACGATGATGTGAACCCGATCAACACCAGTAACGCCACGGGGACGACTTCTGAGTTCAGCGCAGAGTACCGGGGAGCGAACTCTGGTAGCGGCCCTGGCGGGGTGCCGGGGTTCCCGGACCCGGCCACCGGCAACTGGGTGGAGGACTGGACTGGTGTCGTCAGTATGTACGGCGGCGCTGCCCAGCGGGGCATGGACCTGGGGTATTTGACGCCGGGCGGATCGGCGGAGGGACTTTCGGGGGGTACTTCCCCGTATCAGAACTACGGGTCTGTGGTGCCTCCTGCCGCTCAGGCGGACCCGTCACATTCCTGGTGGGGTGAACAGGCTGCGGGTGCGGGGCAAGGGGTGGAAAGTACCAACTTCAATGTTTGGAGCGACCAGTCCCTCTACACGGATCGAAATGCTGCGGGCAGCCCGTTCATGCCACATGGGCAGCAGATAGATGATTGGGAAAGAAAGGTCGTCGGCGGGGCCGACGGCATGACGGTCGGTTCGGCGAGGGGTGTCCAGAATCAGGCTATGAGGGACATGGGGTTGGACCCCGACCAGTACCCGGCCGGAGTGCCCTTCGTGGCTCCGGTGTCTGGCGGGAACGAGCAGACGATGGTGGCCGATGCGTTGGAAGTCATAACGCAGGAAGACTCAAACGCAGTTGACTTTTTTGCTGAAACCGGTACCGCCCAGGAATGGGCACTAAAGCATTTCCCGTGGGCTAAGGACTTGAACCTGGGCGCAATGATCAGGGAGGCCGTCACAGAGGGCATAGACAATGACGTTCTGATCGCACAGGTTCGTGACACCCCGCAGTACCGGGCCACGTTCCCCAGCATCACCGACGAGCAGGGCCGCATGCGGTTCGTGGATGAACAGTCGTATGTTGATCAGGTCAGGGAGTATCGGAATGCGCTGATTGACGCTGGCTCTATTGGTGGTAAGGAAATCTTCAATGCTGCCACGGAGAACCCGGTGGATTACGCAACGCTCATGGAGCGAGGTATTTCAACGACCGAACTCACAAGCAGATTGGATACTTACAGGGACCTGGTAAACAACTCTGCCCATGTGCGGGCGACGTTCAAGACTTACGCCAACATGGATGTTTCCGTAGATGACCTGTACCAGGCCGTGGTTGACCCGGAAGCGTCAAAGACGCTGATTGGGCAGTACAACCAGAACCTGTTGGATGCAGAGTTTGACTATTCCACCTGGGTGGCTAACGCCACGGAAGCCGCTTTGGAGGCGACCGCTGAGACCCTGAACACCCTGCAAGCGCAGGGGGCTCTACCGGAAGGTGCGTTGGCTAGGATCAACTCTCTCTCCACAGAGCAGGCCCAGGGCCTGGTGGAGGCCTTGTATTTGGGGGACCCGGACGGTGACTCGTTCTTGGAGTTGGATGAACTGATAGAAGCGTTCCAGTTCGCTCTGGTCGGCGGTGCCGCAGCGGAACAGGGCCTGGTGGCCCCGTCCATGGAGCGTGTGGGGGAGTTCAGGCAGGCGGGTATTGACCGGGCTAAGGCGCTGAAGGGCTACGGGTCTTTCGTGAACCAGGGTTCGCTGATTGAATCCATGATTCGCAGGACAAACGTCCAGGGTGAGGGTGCCGCCACGTTTGGCCAGGAGGAGTTTGAGAACGCAGTGTTCTTGAGCCAGGCCCCTGAAACTGATCTTTTGACACGGGCCCGTCAAGGCGAGTTGGCACGGGCCCGTACCCCTGGGGGGTTTGCTACTACTTCCCGTGGGGCCCGTCTGGCACAACCAGGACGAGGAGCGACCGGCGTCCGCTCTTGACACGCCGTGTCATGTATACTTAGATTACACACATCCTTCTGGGTACCCCTGGGGTTCAGAAGCGTAAAGACCAGGAGCAACATATGCCATTCGATACCGACGAAGCGATTTCTGAGATGTCGGGAGGCACCCTCCGGCAAAAGTTGGAGGAAACGCTAGAACAGAACAAATCGCTTAGAGGCGAACTTACTGGCCTGAAAGCCCTAGAGGTTATTCAGCAGCACGGTTTGTCGCTTGTGAAGCCCACGGATCTGGACGGCGTCGACATAGGCCAACTTGAGGAGCGGGCCAGGGAGATCCATGAGGATCGTCGTGGTCAGCAAATGGAGTTGGCTAGGGACCTGCTAGCAAGGCGAGGTTTTGAGGGCGATGAGTTGGATCGTCAGGTTGAGGATTTCCTTGGCCCGGCACCTGATTCTGGTTCTCATACCGATGCTGAGGCATTTGACAGGGCTCGCAAGGTGGGCGCAATGTCCGGCCAGCCAACTCCGGTGATGAACCCGGAGAAACTGACCGGTGTTCAGGCCATTGAGTGGGCGCTGGAGAATAAGCCCAGTAAGCGCCGTAGTTAGAGGGTCCCAATAATCACCCACTAACCACAGGAAGGCAAACGATATGCCGACAGGCAGCGTGACCCTCCTTGAAGCGGCTAAATATGGTGACGATCAGTTGAAGCGTGGGGTCATTGAGACCCTGATTCAGGAATCTCCGATTCTTGAAATGCTTCCTCAGACCTCCATCTCTGGAAACGCTCTCAAGGTTCAGGTCGAAAACAGCCTGCCGACTCCCGCATTTCGTGACGTGAACGAATCCTACACAAGGTCATTCGGCACGGACACGGAGCGGTATTTCGGTACGGCTATCCTTGGTGGCGAGGTATTTGTCGATAACTACCTTGTCAGAGTCCGTGGGAACGTAGTCTCTGCGAAAGCCAGGCAGTACGCCAAGTTCGCAAAGGCTATGTCCAGGACTTATGACAAGTATTTCTTCGACGGTACTGGTACCGCCAAGGATTTCAAGGGAATCAACTCCCTTATCACAGAGGGTTTGGGCCAGACGATTGCTGAGGCAACGAATGGTGGCCCCCTCACATTGGCGAAGATGGACGAGGCGCACGATCTTGTGCGTAGTCAGTCCAGTGCTGATGTCATCCTGATGAACCGCTTTATCCGACGCAAGTTGACGACCCTTGGTCGCAACACGTCCGGTTATTTCTCCCTGCTTGATGTAGGGAATGACCGGTTTGGTCGTCAGATCATGCAGTGGAACGGTATTCCCGTTCGGATCATCGGTGATGATGCAACAGGTGCTGCTATTCTTGCGTTCGATGAAACGCAGGGATCAAGCAGTGTCACTTCAAGCATCTATTACATCGCCTTCGGCGAGGACGAGAACGTGACGGGCCTGTTGGGCCTGGGCGGATCGTTCGACGTAATAGACTTTGGTGAGACTGAGTCAGCCCCTGGGCACTTGGGTCGGGTAGAGGTCTACCCGGGCTTGGCCATTTACAACCCTCTATCCATTGTGAGGCACACCGGCCTCACGGAAGCATAGGAGGCTGAAACATGGCACAATCGTCAACCACAGTCGGTCCAGGCACACTTGTTCAGGACGCAACCGGAGGCGTTCTCCTCGCAGATACTGCTATTGCGGCGGATGGCAACACCGGTTGGGTTCAGGTCGACAAGCCAGGGCCCGTCGTCATGGAGATCGCATTGGGTGCTATCGGGGCAAATGCCTCGTTCACCGCTGGTGCGATCCGATTTGAGGGCGCAGATGACGGTAGCGGTACCAACACTGTTGAGTACGGTTCCTGTCCTGCAATCGCTCACGATGACGACAGTTCAACTCTTTATATCCGAATGGATGTCTACAAGCAGTACATGAAGGCGACGTATGACATCACCACTTCGGGTGCCCACACGGCGAACGTGGCACTCACCTTGCGTGAGCCGCACGATCACCAGACCAATACCACATCGGCTGCGCCTGCCTAACCCGGCGTAGCAAACCCGTTTACGGGGCGGTCACCTGTCTGGTGGCCGTCCCGTGACCGGTGTATAGTGAGGACACTATGAGCGCACCTGATGTCATTGACACCAAAGATTGGGGTGTTGTAGCCACCGTTGAGAAGTGGAATGTTGCTTCTGACCGGGCCAAAGGGCTCCCCCCGGACGACACGATTTCTGCTGAGGACAATCTTCTCCTGAACGGGGGGATCCAGAATCTGTTGGATCTTCTCTGTGCTATCGGTTCTGTTACCGCTTATGGCACGGGTAGTTACATCGGGGTGGGTACCAGCACCACGGCGGCTGCTGCGGGGCAGACGGGCCTCCAGGCGGGTACTTCCGCCAGGGATTACCAGGCGATGGAGTCCACGTTCCCAAGCCGGTCAGGTCAGACGATGACTTGGAAGTCGGTGTGGGGCTCCGCTGAGGGCAACTTCGCCTGGGAGGAATGGAGTATCCGCAGCGCCACCAGTGGCGTTGGCGGGGAAGACACCGGCACGGCTCTGAACCGTAAGGTGGCCTCTCTGGGCACTAAGGCTTCGGGCTCAGAGTGGACCTTGACGGTAACGATCACGGTTTCGTAGCATGGCGACCGCTTATCCGACGGCGCTGGACACTTCCACGCAACAGCCTTCTCCTAGTGCGTCCACTGAGATGGATGACGCTGGCTTTCTTCACGACGAGGTTCATACGAATGCTTCTGGTGCGCTTATTGCGCTGGAAACGAAACTTGGTATTGGATCTACGACGGCTGCTGGGGCTTCAACTAATCACGTTCTGGTAAAGCAGGGCGACGGCGACACTGAGTGGGCCGCCGTCCCGGCGGCTGTACCTACGACTATCACTGTTGCTGACACCACGGACACGACCTGTTCGGTCGCTCTGTTTGAGTCGGCCACTGGTGACCTGGCTCCGAAGTCGGATGCCGGGGCTACCTACAACGCTGCCACCGGGGTCCTGACGGCTACCGGGTTCGCTGGTCCTCTGACCGGGAACGTGACCGGTGACGCTTCTG